ATAAATTTTTAGAAAGTTTAAGAATTAAAGACCAATTTCCTAGAATGACAGCTGATGTTGTTAAAAATGGTTGTGGATTCTATTTGTTTAATAAAAAAGGTGATGTTTTTGACTTTATGAGACTTCCTATAAATCAATGTAGGATAACAGGAATCAGAAATACATTTGGAGTATGTTTTGAAGTAGATGTTGCTTATTTTGAAGAAATGTATGGACTTGGAATGATTACTCCAGAAATTTATTATTATTACAAAGATTTAATAGAAGAAAAGAAATCTCCAGCTGAAAGAGACGACAATGGAAATATTAAAAGAGGGAAAGATGGAGAAATTGTTAGAAAAAAGAAAAAGATGAAAGTAAATGAAAGGCTATATATTCCAATATCTCCTTTACACGGATGTTGTATTGTAGCAGACCCATATAAAGGAACAAGAGTACCTTTGTTGGCATCATTATTACCAGATTCATTAGACATTTTAGAATATAAAAATATACAAAAACAAAAATCAATACTAGAAACTTGGTGTATTATTCCACAGGTTATTCCATATGATTCTGTAGAAAAACCAAAGGTTCCATTACAATTAGCAAAACAAACAATTGCAGCATTGCAATCTGCATTGCCACAAGGTGTAGTAACATTTAGTACTCCATTAGAAGTACAAAATCCAATTACATTACAAAGTTCAAATTCACAAGAAAATATTATTGGACTAGGAGAACAAAATTTCTTTAGTGCAGTAGGTATTGCAGGAAATGTAATGGGTGTTGGAGAAGCAAAAAATCAAGCTGTATTAGACTTTTCTAATTTAACAGATTTTGGTTTTGTTAGTTATTTATATGGACAATTTGATAGTATTGTAAATTTATTAATAATGCTTTATGTTAACGAAAACGATTGGAAAATTAAATTTTTTGGAAATGCATATAGACACGACAAAGAAGTTAAAGATGCTTCATCTATGTTTACTACAAATAACTTACCAGCAGAATATCTTGGAGCAAATTTAGGTTTTGAACCACAAGAATTTGAGTATATGCTTGAAATGGGAGATAAATCAAAACTTAAAGACTTAATGCAACCTCTTGTTAGTCAATTCCAACAAAGTGGACAAAACGTTTCGGGAAGTAGTAAAACAGCAGCTTCTAAACAAGGGGAAGTTGGAAGACCACAAAAGTCAGAAGATGAATTGTCTGATAGTGGAGAACAAGCAAGACAAGATGAGACAAATGCAAATAGAAAAGGAATGTAATATTAGAAAGGAAAGAGAGACATTATGTATATAGAGAATTGGAAAGAATTACCTAAAAACGAAGTATATCTTTGTTTTAGTCTACCTCTTTTTAGATTCCTAGAAAAAAATGAAGTTTATCCAATTGCAAAAGAAACACATAAGGTTACAGGAAAAGTGTTCTCTGTGTTTATTAAAGGAGATAAACTACAAGGACTTTTAGAGGAATGGACAAAGAATAGACCAAATAAGGAAGGATAGTGAATAGTTAATGAACAAGATAATGAATTTCGAAGTACAAAACTATAACGTCCGTGAAGCAAATGATACATATGCAATAGTTAGAGCTTATGTAGTAAGTGTTGGTGTAAATAATAATCAAACAAATTTTGAAAAAGAAAATATTGAAAGAGCAATTCCTTCTATATTAAATGTGCCACTAATTGGAATTTATAGTCCAATTAAAGAAGATTTTAAATCTCACGCACATAACGAAGGAGAAAAAAGACAAACTTATGCTGTAGGAGTTGTACCAGAAAGTGCAAATCCACATTTTGAAGTAGCAGAAAATGGTTTGGAATACTTAGTAGTAGATATGGTTGTTTGGAAAAATTATTTCCCACAATTTTTTAATAAAATGGCTGAAAACGAAAATGCTGGAAAGAAAACAACAATTAGTATGGAAATTAGTGCGAATATGAAAACAGCTGAAAAAATGGATAATGGAGCACTTAATATAAAAGATTTCCAATTTTGTGGAATTTGTCTTTTAGGAGAAGATGTAAGACCACGGAATTCCAGATGCAGGACTAAAAGTTTTGAAATTTGAAGAAGGACAAGTAGAGTTTGAAGATAAAGTTCTATTTGAAGAATTAATAAAAGACACAAACAGCATTTTAGAAAAATATAATCAAATATTAATAGAAGAATCAGTTGAAGAAGAAGATAATGAAACAGCTGATGAAATGGAAAAAATTGTAGAAGAAGTTATTGCAGAAATTGTAAATGAGTCAATAACTGAAGAAGTGTCAGAAGACACCCCTAGCGATGTTAATTTTAATCAAGACCTTAAAGAAGGACTTGATGAAATTATAAATATAAATAAAGAGAAAGGAGAGGGCGAGGGTATGGCAATAGAGAATAAACTTGATGAAAAAGAAGTAGCAGTTGAAGAAGTTGTTGAAACTCCAGCAAACTTTGAAGTTCAAGAAGACAACAAAGAAGAAAAAGTAGAAAATGAAGCCGAAGTAATGGAGGAAGCAGCAGAAGAACCAGCTGAAGAAGAAAAAGTTGAAGAAGCTTGCAAGAAAATGGAAGAAGACGACAAAGAGGAAGACGACAAAGAAGATATCCAAGAAGAAGAAATGAGCAAAGCTGACAAAAAAACTTATGAAGCTAGAATTGCTACATTAGAACAAAACATCAAAACTTTAAAATCTGAATTAAAAGCTGCTGAGCCTTATAAAGCATTATACGAAGAATCTTTATCTAAAGTTAAAGAGTTAGAAGCTTACAAAGAAGACGTTGAGTTAGATAAACTTAGAACAGATAAAGTTAAATATGCACAAACTTGTAACTTTGATGCTTTAGAAGACGAAGACAAAGAAGTTGTTCAAGAAAAAATTGACGACTATAAATTCTCTTTATATGATTTTAAAGCATTTATGGCTGATGTTCTTAAAAAATATTCAAGAAAACAAGTTTACTCAAATATGGAAAAAATCATTAGTTATTTTTCTGTAGAGGAAACTAGAAAAGTTGAAGACGAAATGGGTATGCCATCTGATAAAAATATGGCAGACAGAATATTAGACAAATATTCAGATGCATTATAATATGCAACCAAATTAGTTATTTCTATTTAACACATAATTAAAAATAAAACAAAAAAAGAAAGGAAGATTCGATTATGAATTATATATGTGAACCAAGATACACAGTTCCAGCAATCCTAGCAGTTAATGTTCAAGCTGAAGAAGAATTAAAAGCTGGAGACGTAGTTGCAATCAACACATTAGTTGATACACCAGATAACAGAGAAGTATATGCTGCAACAATGCCAGCTGAAGGAGATATTAGATACGCTATAATAGTAAACCAAGGAATTGAAGAATTAGCTGATGGAAGAAGACCAGAAGGACAACCAAACTTCACAACATTTACATACAAAGCAGGAACAACATTACACGCTGTAATGTTAGGATATGCTCCAGTTCCATTCGCAATCTCTGACAACCAAATCGAAGGAACAGCTGAAGTTGGAAAATTCTTAGCTCCAGCAGCAGGAAGCCACAAATTAGCAGTAGTAGATGCTAAAGCAGATGTTTGCTTAGCAATCGAAAAAGTAGCTGTTGAAACACCAATGGGTGGATTATTCGGAATGACAGCTGAAAAAACAACATTCGCTACAGTATTATAATATGTAGATAACGAAAGAGTAAAAGCAGGGCTTGCCCTGTTTTCATAATGTAACAATATAAAAAAAATCAAATAATAATAGGAGGAACCACTATGGATACAATAGTAAAAGATACAGCTAAAAATGTAAATGCTTTAATTACATTCAGTGCTGATGAAAACGCTAAACAAGATAGCGATTACAATGCAATGGTAAGTGCAGTAACAAACTTAATCAGATTTGCTTGCAAAAGATATGGAAAAAATGAATTCTTACCAGTAAACTACTACGGAGAAATCAAAGATTATGATTTATATAATGAAAAAACATCAAAAGCATTATTCACATATGCTATAGACCAAGTTTATGGAATTGATGAATATACAAACGCTTCTGAAACAAGAAAAAGATTAATCGTTCAAGACGAAAACGTTAGAAAATTAGCTTTCGCTATAGTTCTTGAATCATTAGTAAACATCGTTGCTGACAACGAAGTTGAAGATGCTTTAATATTTGCTGATATTAGAGACTGTGCTCCAGAAAATTCTTTAACATTCGAAATCGACAGCAAAATGATATACCCAGTACAAGATAGTTCTTACGGAGCTAACATTGGAAGATTCAACCAAAGCTACCAAAGCGCTATCACATTAACTCCAAAAGGAAAATCATTAGGAGTTAGCTTCCCATTCCATATGTTAAGAACAGGAAACTATGATTTCGGTAAAGAAATGGCTAAAGTTGCTATATCTTTCAGAGCTAGACAATATGCTGATATAATCACAACAATCTTCGGTGTAACAAGTGCTTTAACACCATTCTATTCAACAACTTTCGCAGCTGATGAATATATGTTAATGGCTGACAAAATCAGAGCATTAAACAACGCAGAAGTTCAAGCTTTCGGAACAAACCAAGCTTTCTATGCTATTTCTAACAACATAACAACAGGTTTCAGCGTACAAGATGAAAAAGTTAAAACAGGATATATCGCTGACGTTTATGGAATCAGAACAATTGTTATCCCACAAGCTGTTAACACATTAACAACTTCAATTGGAGTAAGAGTTCCAAACGACAAAATCATATTAATGAGTGGATATGACGGAGACAAACCAGTTAAAATGGTAAGAAGTAGAGTTGCTAACGTTACAACAAGAAACGGAGCTATGGAACAAGGATTAGACAGAATGGAATATTCAGTTCAAATGTTCTGGGATTGCGGAATCGCAACAAAATCACACTTCGGTGTACAAGAAGTTTAGTCTTTTATAAAGGCTAACTTCTTCTATTTTTTAGAAAAGGAGTTTTAGAGAATTATGGCTACAACAAATAAAGATAATAAAGCAAGTGCTTCAAAAGAAGTTACTTCTGTTGAAAATAAAGAAATCCAAGAATTAAAAGATTTAATGAAAGCAAAAGATGCAGAAAATGAAGAATTAAGAAATATGATTAAACAATTAAGTGAAATCGTAAAAACAACTCAAGCTAATGCAGTTGCTCCACAAGCAGCAAAAAATGATTTTGTTGATGAAGAATTAGTTTACATCAACAATAATAGCATTGGTTCTCAAGTAATCACTATTGATAGAGTTGGAAATACATCTTTAAAAATCTTAGCTGGTGAGAAAAATAGACCACTAGAAAAAGAATTTATAAGACAAGCAATTCAAATCAATAAAGTAAGAAGATTATTTGAATATGGAATTCTTGAATTCTGTGACAAAAAATTCTATAAGGTATATGGAATTGAAATAAAATTCGATATGTCTGAAGAAAATGTTTTAAGAATGTTCAGTAAAGATAGCCTTTCTGCAACAACTGCAAAACTAGCAGATTTATTAAGAAGACCAGATTCTTCTGCATTAGAGCACGAATTAGCTTATAAGGCATTAGATTTATATGACAGAGGACGCTTCCCAAGTGAAGATATTGCAACAATTATTTTAGCTTTAAATAAAATATTCTGTAGCAAAGTTAATTATAGCTTTGAAGATTTAAGAACAAATCTACCATACAAACGTGGTGACTACAGATAATAGTGGGAGGAGTTAGAAATGACTGGATTTGAAGAAATTTATGAATTATCTACCATCATAATGGAAGATGAAAAAGTAAAACAGGCTCCAGTATATAAAAAATACTTAATCCTATATAAGTTTCTACAATTTGCTATTGGTCATTTCAATACGAGATGTTTTAAAGATTTAAAAACAATCCGACCATTTGAGTATAAAGAATATAATATATTAGGAGATGGAATTGAAGTAGAGTATCAACTTGAAACAGAGATATCTCCTAATGATATTAATATTTATGTAGAAATTGAAACAGAAGCAAACTCTGGAGTTTTTGTTCCAATGAGAGTTACTGATTTTGCTTTTGATGAAGCAACATCTATAATTACTTTTAGAAATCCAATAAACAAAGATTTTGTATGCAACATATATGCATATGCAATTGGATATTTTTATGATGATTTAGCGTTAGAAGAAAAGACTATTTTGGCTAAAGAGATGGGTATTCCATTTATTGAAAGTCAACTTAAAAAAGAAAGTTTAATGAATCAAATGATTTATGGAACTGGTGCAAAAATGTATTCTCAAGCAGAACATATCAAACAACTTAATGCAATATTAAAGAATGAGAGATATGAGATTGAAGGATTAATTAATGCATATACTTATGAAAGTAGTCCAGATTTAACGCTAGTTAAAAATTTAACTCAAACAGAAATAGTTAAGGAATATAATCTTCCTGAAAATGGGAGGTAGATAGTATGGCAAAAGTTTTAAGTCCATCGAAACATAAACCTTATCTAGGAGCAATGGGTTTTAATAAAGACTTTAAATCATATAAAAATGTTCCATTTGAAGGGCATTATATGGAAGAATTTGACCAAAATTCTGAAAAAATAAAAGAGAGTTTCTTTAGAAATCCTCAATTTCAAACAGTATATAAAAACTTTAATTATGAAGAACCTTTATGGGTTTGGATTGGAGAAGGTAATTTAGATTATAATCAAGTAGGATATCAAAAAATGTTTTCTTATCCATATGATGAATATAAATTTGATATAGGTGACTATATTACTTGTATTTATAATGGCATAGAAACAACTTGGTTGATTACTTCTATTTCGAAAAACCAAAAATATAATGTTGTTGCTCACATAGAGAAAACAAATAACTCTTTACGTTGGGTTGATGATTTTGGAAATGTACTATCATATCGTTGTGTAATTGAAGATAAATACCTAGAGGCTTTCCCACGGAAGATTCCAAGTGTTAGCCGCAGAAGGAAACGTTCTTTTAAATGTACAAAGAAATGATGATACTTCTACAATCACACTTAATCAAAGATTTGTTTTTGGTGGAGTACCAAATAAGGTAAAGGGTCAAGTATATGAAGTATATGCGTTTAAAACACATATGGATGATGAAGCTTGTAATGAAAAATTATTGGGGCTTGAATTAAGAAGGCTTAATAATAATGAAGGACAAGATGATTTATATAATAACATTGCTGATATTTATAAGAAAAATTGGTATACAGTAGAAGTTAATGAAGAAGATATGACACAAGCAGTTGGATTTGAAAGAAAATTAAATTATTCTGTTTTTAAAGATAATGATATTGCTACAGTGGATGTAGTTTGGGAAAGTTCAAATGAAAATATTGCTAAAATTGACAATGAAGGAGTCTTAAAGGTATTAGGCATAGGACAATCAGTCATAACTTGTTATATGAAAGACAACAAAGAAGTAAAAGACAGTTTCATAGTAACAGGTATTTTAAAAGAAGAATTGCCACAAAAAGAAGAATATGTAATTAATCCTTTAGTTGTTGATGTAATATTACAAGGAGACGTTCAAGAATTTACATTCCATCATTATGTAGATGAAATTCCAGATAAAGAAACATTTAATGTTAAATTGACTGGAGTTCCACATACAGGAAGTTATGAAGGATATTATTTTGATTTTGAAACAGATAGTGGAAATTTAACTCAATGTAATAAATTAACATTAACTAATAATAGAGAGTTTACGAAAGGACGTTTAAAAATAGAAATTATTGCAAATGTCTCTGGAGAAACTATCGGAACTCTTAACATAAGGTTAGGAGGGATAATGTAATGAATGAAATTGAAATGCAAAATAGATTAAATAGAATGAAATTCAATACATTCGATAAATTAAGTGAAGTACCAAACAAAATTGTTATGGAGTATTTATGGAAGAATGAAAATATATGGAAGCTTTTATATTATACTTTGGACGAAGATAAAAAACCAATTCCAAAACCATTAGAAATGCCAAACTTAACTGCTAAACAAAAAAGAGGCTTAATCTATCAGGGAGTAGGAAACGTAGCAGATTGTCGAGTATTTTTTACGATGTTTCCTCAAAATGAGGAAATTAATGACCAAATTCAACAATTAAGAATTTATAGGTCAAGAATATTACCAAGTGATTCATTTAAGTCTGGAGTGGCTTGGAAATTTGATTTGCCTTGCCATTTTGGTGTGCAAACAATAGTTGTAGATAATATAATAAGAAATAGAGCAGATGTTCTTCAAGAAGAAATTATCGCTACTTTAAATGGAGTAGAAGTTGGAGGAGTTGGAGCTTTACAATTTAGTTATGATATGGATACTAGAATTAGTGATAGAAGTGACTTTGTAAAATTCAACATTCAATTTTCTGGACATTCTTTTACTATGAGCTGCAACTGGATAAGTGGAAGAAAGGGATGTTAGACAATGGATATTTTTGAAAAATATAAAGCTGATGTATTGGCTGAAAATCCAATTAGGTATATGGGTTTAACTTTATATCCTGTGCTTATGAAAGATGTATTCAAGTTTAATAAGACAGCTGGAGTTCTTTTAATTAATCCATTGGATTTTAATGACCCAAAGGTAGCCACAATGAGCTATTTAGAATTAATTATAAATCTGTGTGCGATGCAAGAAGAATTTAAAGATAATTTTATCGAATTAATGAAACTTGCTTTTCATATTACGGATGAAGAATTAAAGGTAGATATTCAACAGAATGGGAGTCAGAATGTTTATACATTATTGATTTCTCAAGAAAAAAACGCAGACACAAACGAAAGTGTATGGCAGAAAATAAGTTCAAGTAAATTTACTAAACTTAAAGATATGATTTGTTTTCAAAATGGGCTTGAAGTCCTAGATTTAGGACAAAATCAAGATATAATTAGAACAAAAAGAGCACTCGCACAACAAGCGTCTCTTGGAGGTACCCCCTCAACAGCCGACCAAGTATATTCGGTTTCTTGTGCAACAGGAATTGATGTAAAAGAAATAATGAATGGTTGGACAATAAATAGATTCAACGAGATGTTGAAAGCTTGTGATAGAATAATGCATTATAAGATTTATCGTAGTGCAGAAATGAGTGGTATGGTTTCATTTAAAAATGGAATTCCAGTTAAATCTTGGTTAAAGAGCGAAGATAATAGTGAAGGCAAAATGAAAACTTTAGCAGAAGCATCAAATGCTTTTGGTGGAGTTGTAAGATAGACAGTTTTGTCAAAAAATAAAATAAGGAGGAAAAAAATATGCAAGATTGTAATTCAAAAGGATTATATGTACAAGGTGTATATGATTTTGAATTCTATTCAATTGGAACAGATGAATTAATATTCCAATCAAGATATATAACAGAATCTAACATCACAACAAGTACAAACTTAAATGCAATCAAAGGTGGTATTGGTAATGCAACATTAATCCAAATTCCTTCAGATGCTGAATTAAAAGTTCAAATGACAGCACAAAACTTCACATTAGAAGGATTAGGATTAAACACAGGTGCTACAATAATGCCTAATGGTGTTTATAGAGTATCAGACGAAGTTACTTTAGGTGCTAATGGAATTGGTACAGTAAAAGCTAACCCAGTAGCTGCTTTAGGAAGCAGAACAGAAGAAGTAGTAGGATATGTAAACTGTTCTACAAAAGTAGTTATTAACCCAGAAACTAAAGAATTCACAGTTCCAGAAGGAAAAGAAGGAGACAAAGTATGTATTAGTTACTACACAATGAGTTCTAATGCTGAAATGTTCGTAATTGGTTCTAACTTCTCTCCAAAAGTTGGTAGAGCAGTATTAAGAACACCAATTTATTCTGCTGACGGAACATATGATTCAACAGCTGGAATCAAAGTTGGAGAACTTCAAATAGTTATCCCAAGAGCTCAATTAGATGGTAACTTAAACTTAGATTTATCTCAAACATCTAACGCTACAACAGTATTAAATATGACAGCATTAGTAGACTGGTCAGTACAAGCTGGTACTTGTCCATCTGATAATGGAACATTAGGATATATTGTTCAAGTATTATATACAGAATCAGTTTGGGACAACATTGATGAATTAGTTGTTATGGACTGTGGTGTAACAGTAGAAGAAGGAGCTACAGCAAGATTAATCGTTAAAGGTTATAATGCTACAACAGAAGAATTTGTTACAGTTCCTTATGAAGATTTAACATTTACAGCAGCTGAAGAAGCTACAGCTAAAGTTGACGCTAAAGGTGTAGTTACAGGTGTTGCAGCTGGTGAAACAACTGTAGAAGTTGCTTACAAAGTTGGAGAAGAAGTTAAATTAGTTAAAACAGCAGCTATTGAAGTAACAGCAAAAGCTTAATTTTTGATTATTATATAGGATAAATAGTTTAGGCTATTTATCCTATTTTTTTTAAATAAGGTGGTGAAATTATGGCAAAATATTTTTGTGAGAATTTATTTTTAAAAAGAGGAGCCTTAAAAATGGCTTATATTTGTAAGAAAACTAAAAAAGTATGTCCTAGAGTTAGATATGGTATAAATGGAGAGGCTAGTCCAGATACACTATTCACTTTAAAGGGATGTGGATTATTAAAAGAAGAATTAGTTGTAGAAACAAAAAAAGAAGAAATAAAAGAAGTTGCTATAGTAGTAGAAGATGTTATAGAGACTCCTGAAATTGTAGAAGAAAAAATTGAAGAAGTAAAAGAAATTGTTGAAGAAGTTGAAGTTAAAGTAGAGCAAAAAACAAATACACCAAAACCAAATAATTACAAAAAGAAAAAGAAAAATTATAATCAAAACAAAAACCAAGAACAAAAATAAAAAAAATAGAATTTTTTGCGCAAGAAATTCAACCTGAAAGGGGAAAACATTATGATAAAGAAAGAAAAACTTCCATTGTGTAAATATGCACAGGATACATCATCTGGATGTAGATGTCTTGTAAAGTGTACAGTTACAGGAGATTTATGTGGAATGATAAGATGGTGTCCAGTAAATAGTTGCCCAAGAATGGGAGATAAATATAAACGTTCTGGTTGTATGGTAGCGATACGAGAAGACTTCAAAAAAGAAAAAGAGAAAAGGGAGAGTGGTAACTGATGGCAATGCCTAAAGTTCTTGATTGGTTAGATGACTTGGTAGCCCAAGTTGCTACTAATGTAACAAATATAGAAAAAAATGCAAAAGATATTGCAACTAATAAAGGGTTATTTGATACTCATACAAAAGATGATGATAGACACTGGACAGATGAAGATAGAGTAAATTTTGATAGAACAATACATTTTAAAGGGTATTTTATATCTGTAGACAAATTAAAAGAAGCTTATGCTACTGCTCAATTAGGAGATTATGCGATTGTTGGTGGTTCAGATACAGTTTGGCTTTGGGATGATGAAACAAATGCTTGGATAAATAGTACTGAGCAAGGTGTAGTAATAAGTGTAAATGGAAAGACTGGAGAAATTGCATTAACAAAAGCAGATGTTGGTTTAGGTAATGTAGATAATACAAGCGATGCTAATAAACCAATTTCAACAGCACAACAAACTGCTTTAAACTTAAAATCAGATAGAGGATTAATAACAGCTGCGCAGGCAGATGGACACGATTTAAGAGCAGGTTTATATTATTTAAATGAAGAATATGCAGTTTTAAATGATTCAACAATGTATTGGGCAATAATTGTAACTGAAGCATTTAGAAAAGATGGAACAGAAGCACCAATGTCTTCTGCTCAAATATGGATTAATTTTCAAACTGGTGCTGATAGCTCTAGTAAAATTTATTATAGAAAAAGTGAATTTGATTATGACAAAAACGATTTCTGTTGGGGAGAATTTAAAGAAATTTTATCTGATGCTCATTTAGCTGTTGTTACAAATAACATTACAGAATTACAAGCAGGTGTTAAAACAAACGCTAGTGATATTGATAAATTAGAAATAGAAAAGGCAGATAGATTAGATACTTCAATTGCCAATTTAGAAACATTTAATTTGCCTTCTGGTATTTATTATACTAATGGAGAAGCAAAAGAAATATTAGGATTTAGTGCTAATGTATGGGCTGTTATTGTAACAGGTAGTACAGTAGGAAAAACTAGTCAAAACCAAATATGGGTAAATGTTGATACAAACAGTGTTCAACATATGTATACAAGACGTCAACAAACTTCTAGTGATGGAACAATGAGTTGGTCTGAGTTTACTGAGATTATTACATCAAATATTATTACAAGTGAACAAATAGAACTAACAAAACATTTTAAAGGATATTTTGCAACAGTTAATAATTTAATAGATGAGGGAAATGGTGTTTCTGGAGATTACGCAATAGTTGGAGAAACACAAGGAATCTATATATGGGATGAAGCAGAACAAACTTGGATTCCAATAACAAGTTCTGGAACAGTTGACCCAGATTCTTCTGTTGCTTCTGTAAATGGAATGACAGGAAATGTTGTGTTAACAAAAAGTAGTATTGGGTTACCAAGTGTAGATAATACTGCCGACCAAGACAAGCCAATTAGTACAGCTATGCAAGAAGCTTTAGATGAAAAGATAAATAAAGATGGAGATACGATGTTAGGTAAGCTAATATTGGCAGATGCTGGATTGTATAGTTCAAATACAACTGGTGGATATTTTGACCAATATATGAATCTACACCCACAAGATACAACTTCTACAACATCTAATTGGGTAATGTATGCAAATGATGGTACAGAAATTATTACAACTAATTGGGAAACAAAATCAATGGTTAAAAATGGATATACAAAAATTAATGGACAATTAGTTGCTGGAAATACTCAAGATAGTACAGATACAACAACAGGAGCTGCTGTAATAGATGGTGGAATGGGAGTTTCTAAATCAATAAATGCAGGAACTGTAATTGCAGCTGGAACAGATTTAAAAACAGGTTCTGGAAAAATAAATTGTAATGACAAGGCATATATACAATATAATGCGACAGACGAATGTATAGAATTTATATTTAATTAAAAGGAAGGTGGATATAAATGAGTTTAATTTCGTGGTATCCACTGAATGGAGACTTAAAAGATAAAGGGTTATATGGATATGATTTAATTAACTCAAATGAGGATATAATTGTATCTAATGAAAATGGAAAAATAGGACATTGTTATGAGGATTTAACAACAAGCTATGCTTATTTAGAAGCATCAAATCCAATATTGTTTACTGGTGCACATTCAATGTTTTGTTGGGTGTGTCCAGAAATATTGACAAGTGAATCTTCTTTAGATGGAGTTTTAGGAAATCATATTTTTACAGATTCAAATCCATCTAATACTGGTATAACATTAAGATATGTTAGTGCAACAACCTATAAAGTAAGTTTGAATACAGTAAACACAAGTAATCAAAGAACTTATGCAACATATTATGGAGATACAGAATTAAATATTAATGAATGGCATCATATAGGATTTACTTATGATGGAACGAAGATTAGAATTTATGTTGATGGAAAAGTAGATAAAGAAGTTGTTTATAACAATATGAAATTTAGTTCTCAAAAAATTAGAATTTTTAGTTGGAGTAACGCAATGTTTTCTTCTACATATACAGGAAAGAAAAAAATTAATGATGTTCGTATTTATGACCATTGTTTATCTAATATAGAAGTAAAAGAATTAGCAAAAGGAAAAGTGTGTCATTATACTTTTGATGAAGCAGATGTAGAATTAGTTTCTGACAATTCAGGATTTGGATATAATGGAATTCCTAGTGAAGGAACAGGATTTTCTTCTGAAGATAAAAAACGAGGAGCTAATAGTATTTTAATAGGTGGCGCACGACATATAGAACTAAGTCACGGAAATTTATTAAAAGTATTTAATCAAGAAGATTTTACTATTAGTTGTTGGATAAAATATGAGGGAAGTGATATTGGTACTTCTCCTAATTATATATATTATTTTGGTTTAGATAACAATAGATTACAAGTATTAATTACAGAAGATGGCAATTTACAATTTGATTTTTGTGAGAATAGTTTAATAGAAACAGAATTTAATTTTGTAACAAATATTAATAATTGGACACATATAGCTTGTGTAGTAAAAAATAAATCAATGTTTATTTATATAAATGGTGAATTAATTGCAAGTAATGATTCTACTAGTTGGAAAACAGTCGATTTAAATGATGTAATTGCCTATATAGGACATAGTAATAATGAAATAAGTTATCCATATGGAAAAATGGATGATTTTCGTATATATTCAACAGCATTGTCTGATGATGATATAAAAGAATTATATCAACCAAAAATAAAAGTAGATAAAAATGCAAATATATTTTGTAGTGAGTATATTGAAGAAAACAATGAACCAGACTTATTCAATTTAAATAATGGAATAAATACATTAACGATAACTGCTTATAATTGTGGGGCAAATTTTGATTGGAGTAATTATGCCAATGATAAAACAATAACTGCTACAATTACTTCAAGAGGAACAAGTGCAAATTCTGGATTTTATATATATACAGATTATAATTCTTATAGCTCTTTGATTCAAAAAAAGGATGGTTTTTATTATTATGTTGCTTTTGATATAAAAGCAAGTAAGCGATTACAAATAGGTCTTTTAGGAAACGAAAGGGTAATGGATTGGAATTATACTGGCAAATATATTACTACAGAATGGCAACATTTTGCTTGGTTTCAACCAAGTAATTCAAATGACTATGCATCTACAGATTTTTTCTTTAAGGGAAATTCAATTCCTTTAAATATTGGAGATAAAATATATGTGAAAAATTATAAGTTTATTAGAATAAGCCCAGAGATAGCAAGTAAATTTGCTAAAAATGGAATTGTAAATACACAACATATGATTGAAGAAATAAATAAAACTTCTATTTTTGGAAATGTAATAGAAGCAAATCAAATAATAGAAATTTAACGGAGGTGAATTATGGCTCAATTAGGAAGTTCAATAATAAATGGAACATTAAGAGTGTCAGAAAAAATAAAGGCAAAATCCTTAGAAATAGAATCTAATGAGGTAATACCAAATTTAAATGCAGGTTTATTGGATGGAAAAGATAGTAGTGAATTTGCCTCTGCAACAGATGTTGCTTCATTGACAGAACAAGTAAATACTAATACTGGTAATATATTGGCAAATATGGAAGACATTAAAAATAATACAGAACAAATAGGAACAAATAAAAATGATATTAGTGTACTATCAGAAGCTTTAACAGAGGTTCAAAATAAAAGTACAGAAAACGCATTAGATATAGATGATTTAAGTGAAGAAGTAACTTCTATTAATACAGATATAATTGATTTGCAAACAAGAGTAGGAACAAATGAAACAGGTATAGCTTCATTAAAAACAAAAACAGATACAACAAATACAAATGTATCGAATTTACAATCTCAAGTTACAACTAATTCAGGGAATATTAAAACAAATCAAGATGAAATAGCTTCATTAAAAACAAAAACAGACACAACAAATACAAATGTGGCAAGTAATACGGAAAAAATAGAAAAGATTTTGGCAGGTACAGCAGAGATTCCATCTGTTGAAAACGCAGAATTAGCCGAGAATGCTAATAAATTAGGTGGACAATTACCTACATATTATGCAAAAGCAACTGATTTAAGTGCTTATTTACCTTTAGTTGGTGGAACTATAACAGGCAAAACTATTATAACTGGCGAAGCAATTGCTGGAAATTTTATGACTCGTGGAGTTATGGGTTGTTCTGTAGATGGAACAGAAGAAGATGTTTTATACTTAAATTATAATAACGAACATCCAGTTTATATTAACAATATGAATAATATTGTATATCATAGTGGAAATATACCAAAAGCATCTACTTCTATTCAAGGTATTGTAAAATTAAATAATACTAGAACAAGTACAAGTACAAGTGAAGCAGCAACAGCAAATGCATTAAAAAGTGCATATGATACAGTGAATAGTGCATTAACAACACACACAAGTGATACTAATGTACACTTAACAGAAGCTGATAGAACAATATTAAGTAAAGCGAATAAATTTAAAGGATATTATGAAACTGAAACATCTTTAAAAACAGCTCATCCAACAGGAGAGTCTGGTGATTATGCAATAATAAATACAACAGATACAGTTTGGATTTGGGATGAAGATAAAGATGGTGGTGCAGGATGGAAAGATGGTGCTGGAAAAGGTTCTGTAATAAGCGTTAATAATTTAACAGGAGAAGTAGTTCTTACAAAATCTAATATAGGGTTAGGAAATGTAGACAATACTTCAGATGCTAACAAACCTGTTAGTACAGCTCAAAAAGCGGCTTTAGATTTAAAATTAGATAAAACTGGAGGAACTTTATCTGGTGCATTGACAGTAAAATCTACAATTAGTTCTACTGGAAATATAACAGCTCCAGCATTTATTGGCGCATTAACAGGAAACGCAGATACAGCAA